TGAAGAAAATCTAAAAGCTCATATTCCGCCAACAGCAGGTGCGTATGATGGAATGATGACTAGAATTAAAGTTGAAGGAATTAAACGCTTCTTTGGCAAAACGCTAATGGACGACTTAACATTAGAGGGTGATGTTATTACTATCCACAAACCATTCGATAAAAAAGTTCAACTGCGCATGGTTAAGGAAGCCGACACAGACACTATATTAGAAGGCTCTACTGATACCATATCAATGGATGAAGATTCTATGAGCGAAATTTTCTGGCTTACTAAAGTATTAGGTGATTATAATATCAATAAAGTGGGCGAGAACTTTATGTTTGACAATAAAGGTCAAGCTATGTTACTACAAAGGATACAATAATGTCATTCGAATTAACCAAAGAGCAACTGTCACAGATCATTTCAGGAAATCCTTATTTAGATAATTGGCACAGTGCTTTATGTGAAATACTTCCAGAATACGGAATCGATACTCCGCAGCGTGTGGCAGCATTCATCGCACAGTGCGCTCACGAAAGTGGCAACTTTAGATTACTCAAAGAAAATTTAAACTACAAGGCAGAAAGCCTAGTGAGAGTATTTCCTAAATACTTTCCTAACCTAGATATCGCAAAACAATATGCACATAACCAAGAAAAAATCGCTAACAGAGTATATGGCAATCGTATGGGTAACGGCCCAGAAGAATCCGGTGACGGCTTCCGTTACTGCGGCAGAGGTCTTATACAACTCACAGGCAAAAACAACTACACGTTTTTTGCCGGAAGTCTTGAAATGCCAGTCGAAGATGTTCCAGAATATCTAGCAACATTTGAAGGCGCTGTACAATCAGCCTGCTGGTTCTGGGAATCAAATAATTTAAATCGTGAAGCAGATGCAGGCGATATTAAAACTATGACCAGAAAAATCAACGGTGGTTTTATTGGACTTGAAGATCGTATCAAACATTATGAGCATGCTTTACATGTGTTCGGAGCACACTGATCATGTGGCAGTTTCAATGGATGATAGGTCTACTTCCAGATAGTTGGCTATTCTGGATTTACCTAACGATTCTATCAGCAGGTGCTACTTTATATCTTGCCAGCAAATTATTAAAGTGGCCTCCGTTCCGATGGATTCCGATGGTTGGTCAATATCCGCTTGTTGCTGAAATATTAGGTGTTGTATTATTAGCAGGTGGTATATTCTTATTTGGCGGCTTGGCCATTGACATGGCTTGGAGAGATCGAGTGCATCAACTAGAAGCTAAGATAGCAATAGCTGAACAAAAATCTAAAGAAACTAATGCTAAACTAGATGCTGAAATCAAAAAGAAAAACAAAGTTATCAAAGAAAACACTGTGATATATCGTGATCGTATTAAAGAAGTAGCCAAGGTCATTGATAAAGAATGCGTAGTTGCACCAGAAGCTATCGATATTCATAATTCTGCTGCAAAAAATGTCAAATCTGGAGAAACAAAATGAAATCACTGTTACTATTGATTCCTGCGTTTCTTCTAACAGGTTGTTTAGAAAGCGTGCCAGTAAAACGTAATTTTCCGGATATTCCGCCTGAACTTGTTACAGCCTGCCCAGAGCTACAGGAAGCTACCAAAGATACCAAAGAATTAAGCAAACTGCTAGATGTAGTAGTAGTTAACTATAGCACCTACTATGAGTGCAGAGTAAAAGTAGATGCATGGTTACAATGGCACAAGGATCAAAAGAAGATTTTTGAAGAAGTAAAGTAAATAGTTTATAACAGCCAAAAGGAGCGAGACAAATGGCAGAAGAAATTAGAGAAATGAGCGATAGTGAGAAAAAGAAAGAAGATTGGATGAACTCAAAGTGGCGTCCAATGATGGGTTGGATGTACATGGCAGTATGTATGGCTGACTTTATCTTATTTCCTATCCTATGGAGCATTATCCAAGTACACGGCGGCGGTGAAGTTAAAATGCAATGGCAGCCAATTACACTACAGGGTGCTGGATTATTTCACATAGCAATGGGTGCTGTATTAGGTATCGCTGCTTATGGACGTACACAAGAAAAGATGAACGGTGCTAACAACGGTGGATTACAATTACCCAGCAATGTAGGTACTACATATATTCCACCTTCAGCAACAACCACAGCAAACATTAATGTAGGTAACGCACCAGCTGCTACACCTTCATATACTGCGCCAAGACCTACTTATACGCCAAGCTATTCTGCACCTAGCACAGCAGTTGGAATGTCGTCTACTGGTAAGCCTATGCCTGCACCACAAATCGATGAACCTTTATAAGGAAAAGATTATGAATAAATTATTAGCATTATTACTCGCAACAGCATTTACATCTAGTATCGCAGCTACTACTACACCAACAGTAGAAGTCAAAGCAGAGGCACCAAAAACCAAACAGGTATGTATTGATGTTCAAGGCAAAGATGGTAAACCAGTTATTGATCCTAAAACTAAAAAACCAAAACAAGACTGCAAAACAGTAAAGGTCCATAAAAAACACGAAGGCACAGCAGTTCCTGAAAAGAAAAAATAAAGCTCAGTAAATTTCTAATTAAATAAAAGGACTGCTTGACACAGTCCTTTTTTTATCATATAATAATACTATGGACTATTACTCTACACTAGGATTAAAACGAGGCGCATCGGACGAGGAAATTAAAAAAGCCTATCGTTCCATGGCCATGAAACATCACCCCGATCGCGGTGGTGACGAAAGAAAATTTAAAGAAATTTCACAGGCCTACGAATTTCTAAGCGATCCACAAAAGAAACAAATTATTGATCTAGGTGGTGATCCAGGACAGCAACAGAGCTTTAGAAATCAAGGCAGTCCATTTGAATTCCATTTTGGCACCGAAGATCTTAATGATCTATTTGGAAACTTTGGGTTTGGCTCAAGAGGTGCTCTTCGAAGAAATAAAACTCTAAGTATCAATGTCGAAATAAGTTTAGAAGATGTGCTTAATGGCAAAAGTATAAATGCTGAAGTCGGTGTCCCCGGAGGTCGTAAAAAAATGATCACTATAGAAATCCCGGGTGGTATAGAACATGGACAACAGATTAGATACGGCGGCATGGGAGATAATTCTATTCCTGATGTTCGTCCAGGCGATCTGATTGTTAATGTTTTAATTTCTCGACATCCTTCATTTAGAAGAGAAGGCGATTCGTTAATCTTTGAAAAATCAATATCAGCATGGGACGCTATGTTAGGAACTAACCTTGACATCATTACATTGGATGGAAAAAATCTAAGCATAACTATACCTCCAGGAACACAACCAGAAACTGTGTTGAGCTGTCGTGGTGAGGGATTGCCAAATGTACGATCTCGACAACGAGGAAATCTTTTAGTGAAAGTTAAAGTCAGCATCCCAAAAAATCTTTCAATAGAACAAATGCAAAAAATTAAAGTGTTAAAAGATGGAATTTAAACTAGGACCGCATGACAGCCTTATACAGCCCAGCACCAATTGGGAATTTGGTGTCGATGGCGATGCTGAACAACTAGAAAAAGACATGATCGAATTCATGTTGGCCAATAGAGGTATCGGACTTGCTGCAAATCAAATAGGGCTTACCAAGCGTGTGTTTGTAATGGGCAGCAACACTATTCCTGATTTTCCTGCGCCGTTCGCTGTGTTTAATCCAGTGATCAAAGAGGCCAGCACAGAGTTGGTATTAGATCAAGAAGGGTGTTTAAGTTATCCAAATCTGTTTTTGAAAGTTAAACGCCCCAGTTGGATCGTTGCTGAATATCAAGACAGCAAAGGTACAGTTAAAGAAATACGTATAGATGGTTATCTAAGTAAATGTTTTCAACACGAATTTGATCATCTAAATGGTGTATGTTTTGTTGACAGAGTATCACAAATGAAGTTAAACTTAGCTATGAAAAGAATAAGGAAAAACAAATAATATGATTGAGCCAAGTCAAAGTCTACAGGCTATTTTTGAAAATTGTATCAAAGTAGCCAAAGAACATGAACACGAATATATTACCATAGAACATATTGCCTACGGTATTATGTGTGACAATGAGGCTTATGCATTGATTGAAGGGTTTGGAGCTGATGCTAATTTTATCAAAACCAATCTTGAACATTATATCAAAAATAATCTCAATGACATTAAAACTTCAGATCCTAAATCTAAACCTAAGAAAACCAACAGCGTAGAGCGTGTGTTAAATCGTTGTTTCACACAGGTTCTATTCAGCGGACGCCAACGTATGGAAGTGGCTGATGTTGTTGTTGCTATGTTATCAGAAAAGAATTCATTTGCATTTTACTTTTTAAGTAAAGGCGGAATCACTAAAGAAAAATTTGTTAAATTCTTCCAAGATAATGTTGTAATGGAAGAAGAAGAAATATCAGAAGATACAGAAAGACGGGTAGTTAATACTGGTAGTGCTGATAGAATACTAAATCAATACTGTACTAATCTTTCATTGAAAGCAAAACAACGTTTATTAGATCCCGTTATTGGCAGAGATGAAGAAATTGAAAAGATTCAATTGGTATTAGCACGTAGAAATAAAGCAAACGTATTAATGGTCGGCGAGCCGGGTGTAGGTAAAACTGCTATTGCAGAAGGCATCGCTCGTAAAATCTTTGAAAAGAAAGTACCTAAATTTATACAGGACCACACAGTGTACACGTTGGATATTTCTTCACTGCTAGCAGGCTCAAAATATCGCGGTGACTTTGAAGAACGTATCAAAGCAGTATTGCAGGCATTAGAACGTAAAGGTAAAATTATCTTATTCATCGACGAAGCACACATGATGAGCGGTGCAGGTTCTGCCAGCCAAGGGGCCAATGACCTAGCAAACATTCTTAAACCTGTGTTAACTAAAGGTGTGATTAAACTAATCGCATCAACTACCTGGGAAGAATATCGTAAACACTTTGAAAAGGATCGTGCGTTAATGCGCAGATTCCAACGTGTTACTATCGACGAACCAAGTGCTGAAATGGCAGTTAAGATTCTTAAAGGACTTAAAAAGTATTACGAAAAACATCATAATGTTAAAATTAGTGATGCTGCTATCGAACAGGCAGTTAAGTTATCTATGAAATACATGAGTGACAAGAAGTTGCCTGATAAGGCTATTGACATTATTGATTGTGCCAGTGCTCGTTACAAACTCAAAGACGATCCAGCAATGGAAGGGGTAGAACAGATCGTAGACGTTGAACAGGTTACTTATGAATTAAGTAAAATGATTAACATGCCATTAGAAACAGTAGCTCAAAAAGAATCTAAGAATCTAGCTGATCTAGATTCAGGAATGAAAGCTGCGGTATATGGGCAGGATGATGCTGTAGATACATTGTTAGATAAGATCTTTGTGGCACAAGCTGGTATGAAGTCACCTAATAAACCTATCGGTTCATTCCTTTTCCTTGGGCCAACTGGTTGCGGCAAGACTGAAACTGCTAAACAACTATCAGAAAAAATGGGCATGCCTTTGGTAAGATTTGACATGGGTGAATATCAAGAGAAGCATTCAGTGGCTCGTTTGATTGGTGCTCCTCCGGGCTATGTAGGCTATGAAGATAATGCTGGTCAACTAATTACAAAGCTTCAAGAAACTCCTAACAGTATTTTACTGTTGGATGAGATTGAAAAAGCACATCCGGATGTTACAAATATATTATTGGCATTCATGGACAACGGATTTGTCACAGGATCAAACGGCAAACAAGCAGACGGACGTAACTGTATTTTAATTATGACTTCTAATCTAGGTGCACGAGATAGCGAAAACAACACTATCGGATTCGGAGACCTTGATAAAGAAGGAGAGGACGATAAAGCAGTTAAGAAATTCTTTGCTCCAGAGTTCCGCAATCGTTTAGATGCTGTAATTAAGTTTGGCAAACTATCTCCTGAGGTTGTTATACAAATTGTTAAAAAATTCATCGAAGAACTTAACAGTCAACTCAAAGACAAAGGCATTGAAATCGTAGCAGGTGCCAATGCTGTTCGTTGGTTAGCTGAAAAAGGTTACGATAAGAAAATGGGTGCAAGGCCGTTAGCGAGATTGATCGACAATAAAATAAAATCACCGTTAAGTCGTAGAGTGTTATTTGGTGATTTAGTTGATGGTGGTAGAGTTACTGTAACTATAGACAACGACGACCTAGCGTTTGAGGTCACTGAATTACCAAAGCCGTTGACGAAAGCTGAAAGAAAAGCTATTAAGACTGCGAAAGCAGCTGAGTTAGCACAAGTTACTGAGACTTCAGATGAAAACACTGAAAACTAATAGAAAGTTTTACAACAAATGGATCTATAAGGTCTCACTGAATGTTAAAGGTTCTAATATTTTTAGAACCCATTCTCTCGATGATATTAAAGAGTTTTGTAGCGGTGAAGCTACTGATCAAGCACCATACTCTCTACATGCCAGAGCATGGAACAATCGTGATCAAATCTTAGAGTTGACTAATTTTTTAATTGAACAGCATGATGCTGTCTGGGCTAAACGCATAGAAAACACTCTTATAGATTTTTACACTAACGATACTAATTTTTACGAAAGCCTTTCTGAAAGTTTTGAATCAGTAATGACTCATAGATTTGAACCGTCAGTGGCGACAGCTGAACTACTAGAACAACCGCAAACTATTGTAGCAGCCAAACTTCCGCACAACAAATACCATTACAAAGTTTATCTTTTACCGCATAAACTAGCAGGAAATAAAGAGTCTAAGAAAAAATATGTAGATTGGTTAAAGGGGCAGACTCCAAGAATTACATGTACTCCTGCTGTAGAGAAGTGGTTTATCAAAACTGACTGGAATTGGGATCGTAGATATGTGTTAGTAGAAGACGAACATACACTGTTGATGCTTAAACTGCGCAATTCAGAAGTGGTGGGCCGTGTTTACAATTACGTTATTAGCGATAAATAAGAGATGTCCACTGAAAGCATAACTCTATTATCCAACATTTCCCAAGAAGCCGCACCTGGGGATTCTAGCTTTGCATATTCCGGCAAACAAAAGGGTGCAGGTTATCACAAGTATAACGACGGCGTTCATACCGTAGTTTATAATTTTAATCAATTTGTAGGCACAGTAAAAATACAGGCTACACTAGAGCTGTATCCCGGTGATAGCGACTGGTTCGATGTTGTGGGAACAGAAATTGGTGGTGACAGCACAGTTATCAACAGTTCAGCATATTCGTATACATTTACTGGCAAGTTTACATGGATTCGTGCTGCATACAACCTACAAAACGGTATCATTACCGAAATCCGATATAATTACTAAGTTTCACAAAGCGATAAATATAGTATGACCTTACGGAACCATACTATGAGAGACCTTATATCAAAATTAGACGCTATTGTGAGCGAAACAGCACTTAATCCTAAAGATCCCCAGGGCGACTACGATGCTAAATCCAAAGCACTGCAGGACCTACAAATGGACCCAAACGTTGCAGCTGATAAAGAATTATCCAACGCAGTCATACAACGTAAAGCAGACCTAGAAAAAGAAGCTAACTCTTTAGGCCTAAAAGAAGACTTATTTCAAATCGGTGATGATTTCGGCATCAGCTTTTCCGAAGATCACGAAATAGCCACAGAAATTATAGATATACTAGAAGACGGTATCCTTATTGACCTTGATGATGCTGCTCTAGAAATGCTGTCGGCACAGGGTGCAGTGTTTCTCGAAGGTGAACTAGTAGAAGACAAACAAAAAGGTGTTGATGGCAAAGCCTGTTGGAAAGGTTACAAGCGCATGGGCACTAAACAGAAAGGTGGCAAGACCGTTGATAACTGCGTTAAGATGGGAGAAGATCTCGACGAAAGCGGATTACAATACTACACCGGCAAAAAGAAATACGGCAAAGATGGAATGACTGCGTTAGCACAAGCCGGTCGTGATGGTGCTTCAGAACAAGAATTAGGCAAAATCAAAGACAAATACAAGAAAGAAGATCACGGTCCTGAGAATCCGGATGCTGCTGTAAATTACGGCGAGTACGATCGTGAGGGCGACATGGCCAAAGACGATCTAAGAACTATTAATAGTGCTGCTAAAGAATTGTATGCTATCCTTGATGCGGATGAAAACCTACCAGAATGGGTACAGGCTAAGATTACTAAAGCTGTTGATTATATCGACACTGTTAGAGATTATATGAAAGCCAACAAGTATGAAGAAGATGTTCAGACAGACGAAGCCAAGTATCAAGGACGTGAAGTACCCCTAGGTAAGAAAATGGCCGGCGATGTAAAGAAATCAAAAGTCTATGTACGCAAACCAAATGGTAATATCGTTAAAGTAAACTTCGGCGATAAGAAAATGCGTATTAAGAAATCAAACCCTGCACGTAGAAAATCATTTCGTGCTCGTCATAATTGCAAAAATCCAGGACCGCGTTGGAAAGCACGTTACTGGTCATGTAGGAGCTGGTAATGCTATTAAAAGAAATGTTCTCGCCTATAGGCGCACCTAAGCAGGATCAGCAAGACATTGATTGGTTAGGTGATTTGAAATTTTTTATCGACAACGACGATGCCATGTTAAACAATTATTTTTTTCCGGCAGTGAAACGCCATAAAGAATATAAAGGAAATCCAAACGCCTATAAAATTTACATGAGACCTATTGAAAAATGTCTAGGACACTATTGTGAAAAGTTTGAAGTAGAAACCCCCGAAGAAAAATTCCCCAAAGAAAAACTTATCGAGCTGGCTAAACGTTGTGCAGAAGAGCAAGAAAAGTATCTTGATAAGGGCGATTATGAAACTTAGGCAGCTATTTGAAGCAGATGGTGGTGGAAAACACCTTGCATTCTGTTTCGGTAGAATGAATCCCCCTACGATTGGCCATAAGCAGTTGTTAGACACTGTGGCCAGTATAGGTGGAGATTACAAAATATTTGTTAGTCAAACACAAGACAAAAAGAAAAATCCTTTAGATTATCAAACCAAAATTAAATTTATGAAGATGATGTTTTCAGAATATGCTAAAAATATTGTCGACGATTCGAGTTTGAACACCATAGGAAAAGTTGCTAGTCATGTGTATAATTTAGGTTATAGAGATGTAACTTTTGTAGCAGGTAGTGATAGATTAGAAGACATGAAAAACTTACTCCAAACCTATAATGGGGTTGAAGGCAAAGCACACGGATTTTATAAATTCGAAACATTGGATTTTAAATCAAGCGGCGACCGTGAAGACGGTGCAGAAGGGGTTGCGGGAGTATCAGCGTCTAATGCTAGAACGGCAGCAGCCAATAACGATCTAACTGCTTTTGAAGAATCTACAGGCGCTGGACAATATGCAGAAGCATTATTCAAAGCGGTTAAAGCAGGAATGGGAATCCAATGAGAGCGAAAGAATTTACACTAAAACATCGAGACCCTAACTGGAAAACTCTTCAGGCTAAACGTACCAGTAATGCTGCAGGATCGCACCTGGATAAAAAGAAAGCTGAGAAGCAAGGCGAAACTAAACATAAAAAACCGATTGATGTCGAAGAGGCTTACGGTCGTCCGGATTTCAAAGTCGACGGATGGACATACATATCCGATGTAGAGGAAGAGGAAGACAATCGTAAAATTTTTCATACCGCTATTAGCCCAGAAGGCAAACGTGTAGTCATGGATTTTAGTCCGTACGATAGAATGGATCCTACAACTTTTAAGTTATGGCTTAAATTAGATAGACCCGGACGTCAACATTCTGGTTCACTAGATAAAGAACAGATTGAAAAGATGGCACAGATTAAAGGTATCGCTATGTTAGATCCTGAACTAGCTAATGCCGGAAAGAACACATCTGCATAACGAATATAATGGACGAATTAGATCAAATAAAACGCCTTGCAGGAATTAATGAGTTCAAAGGATATCATGCCTATGATGGCAGCAATATTAGTATTACAGGTAATGAAAAACAACAATTAGAAAAGAAACATAATATTAAACCAGGAACACCGGAATGGTTTCAATTGTGGTTCTCTAAACCGTACCTAACTGGTGAACCACCAATCGGAGATAAGAATGATTAATATTTCAGAAGCAGCTAAAACAAAAATATTAGATCTTCTAGCAGAAGAAAATAATCCTGAGCTAAAATTACGCACCTTTGTGCAAGGTGGTGGATGTTCGGGATTTCAATACGGTTTCACATTCGACGAACAACAAAACGAAGACGACTTTGAAGTACCGCTGGGCGATTACAAAGTTTTAGTTGATGCTATGAGCATGGGCTATTTACAAGGTGCAGAAATTGACTACACAGAAAGTATCAATGGCAGTCAATTTAGTATAAAGAATCCTAATGCAACTACTACCTGCGGTTGTGGGAGCTCGTTCTCAGCATGATGACCAAACAATATTATTACTCTGAGGCAGAATGGGATCGATTAGGTTGCGGTCCGTTACCAGCAGAGCGAGATATTTCTAAGATTAATCCTCAAGATATCAATTGGGGTACATATCTTGTATTTCCGGAAAGACAGGGTGAGGAAGATAATCCTAACAATCCTTACAGTCAAGCATGAGAGCCAGTGATTTAAATCTACCAGAAGGCATGGAAGTCTATTTAGATATGGATGGAGTCCTTGCAGACTTCTTTCATGAATATGCTAAACTAGCGGGAGTTCCAGCTAACAAATATGGCAAACATGATTATCGTTCAATTCCTCCAGCTAAAGCAGATCCTACGTTAGATAAGATGGTTGGCACAGATTTCTTTGCTAGATTGCCTAAATTTCCCAGCACGGACAAATTAGTAGATATAGTTGTAGATGCTGCAGGCAGTTATAATATCTGTTCTAGTCCATTGCGCGGCGATCACGAAGGTTCGGCGAAATATAAAGATGTGTGGATTAAAAAACATCTCAATCCTCAACCTCAGCATATCTATATCACCCCTAACAAAGCCAAATATGCTAAAAATGCCAACGGTATGCCTAATGTATTGATTGACGACCGTGGCAGCAATATCTCAGCATGGGAAGCAGCAGGTGGTATTGGTATCAAATATCAAGCAGATGAGAACAGCCTTAAAGTGGTATTAGACGGACTTAAACGTGCCCGCCGTGTTGCTAAAGGTGAAGAGAAACATGAACCGCAGCAATTAGTCAGTAAAGATAGAGGCGGTAGCAGTGCTATTGCCGCACCTGGGGATAAGAATGAGAGCGTTTGAGTTTATTACAGAAGCCAAGCGTAAGAAACGTAGACCACGTTGGGCTGCTTACGGTCCCGGACCTTACGGCGGGTATGGATACTATGCTGGATATAGTGGCGATGGCGGATCCAGCGGAGGCGACGGCGGTGGCGGAGAGAGTATAGAGTATGAAAACTTTGCAGATGGTAAGAAGCCCGGACGTAAAGGACTAGCAAAGCGCAGTGGTGTAAACTGCAAAGCCAGCGTTACAAGTCTACGCAAAACTGCTAAAAATTCATCAGGTGAAAAAGCACGTATGGCACATTGGTGTGCTAACATGAAGAGCGGTAAAAAGAAATAAATACACTATCATGAAAATTAAAGATATTTTAGAATCTGCCACAGCAGGTGCTACATCATCAGGCAATATAGCCACTGTTGTAAACCCCCATCTTAGCCCTGGAAAAGCTCGTGGCAAAAAGAGCTATATAGGTGAACCCGGAGGTCCGGGCGGTACTAAAGCACCCCCACAGCCTAGGCCTAAAAAAGTCAAGCCCACCGATAACGCACTGGATATGAAAACCAGTTTATTTGGTGAAGGCAATGCAATTAAAAGATAAATAACAATACGAACCCCAAGGACTCGAAAATGGACTTTAAATCAATTATTAGCAAGATCAGCAGTTTAAACGACGAAGTTAAAACTATTGCTGCCCCAGAATTACCACAAAGTGTACAACTTAATGAAGATGCACAACTTCGTGTTCTAAGCGGCCGTACTACTTACGTTGCTGAAGCTAAAAAACAAGCTGAAGAAAAGAAAGACGAAAAAGTTGCTGAAGATATGAAAGTTGGTGATAGTAAGAAAACTGCTAAAGGCGGTACTGTTACTAAAACTAAAACAGGTATCGTTCACAAAGCTGCTCCGGGTGTATACGGCGGATCCGACGATAAAGATACAGATCCTGATGCTGACGATCATCCAGCAGATAAGAAAGCTAAAAAAGCTAAAAAAGAATCTATTGATGCAGAAGCGTTCAAAGGCAAGTTTGCCAAGATGGTAGAAGCAAAGAAAGACGAAAAGAAAGACGCTAAAAAGAAACCAATGAAAGAAGCTGCTAAGCCAGACTTTTTAGACATTGACAAAGACGGCGATAAGAAAGAGCCAATGAAAAAAGCTGCTAAAGAAAAAAGCGGCGACAAGCCAGCTGGTAAGAAAGGCATGAGTGCTAAACAAGAAAAATTCTTTGGTAAAAAGAAAACAGTTAAAGAATCAGTAGAACAAAAATTAACTTTCAAAGATATGGTTCAACTAGTTCAAGAAAGTGGTGGTCAACAACAAATTGATGCAGTGGATCAGGAATTGTTTGCTTGGGCACAGCGTGTTGCTAAATCTAAATTCCAAGAAAGCACCAAAGCTGATTTGTATGCTGGTCTAGTATACGAGCGTATGGGTGGTGTATTTGAAATGTACGACGTGCTAGCAGAACAAAAATAATTTAACCAAATTAACTCAAAAGCCAGCAACTTAGGTTGACTGGCTTTTTTGTTGGCTATATAATAGTCATATAAGGAGATTTATCATATGACTAAAATGTACGGTCCGGAAGAAAAAGCCAAGCTCGAAAGATTAATCAACGAAGGATCAAATGTACTTCGTGAAGTAGAGGACCTCAACGAAGGTCTTAAAGAAACCGTAAAAGCAGTTGCAGAAGAACTCCAAATTAAACCAAGCATTATCACCCGTGCAATTAAAATTGCTCACAAAGGTGATTTCAAAGCACATGATGAAGATTGGCAAGAGATTGAAGCCATCCTTGATATTACCAAACGACTTGATTAATGTTTAATTCAACTGTTGATTGGATTAAAGAAGACTACGCTACACATCCTGTACGTTTTGTATTAGAACTGTTAGCGTGGTTTATGAGCATTGGCTGTACAATTTGGATGGGATATACTCTGCCCAATCCGCCTTTTATATTCTTATATCCGTTGTTTGTTGTGCAATGTATAATTTTTGCATGGGCTGCATGGACTCGTGGATCAACCGGTATGATTGCTAACTATCTGTTGATCTCCACTATTGATGTCATTGCCTACATAAGGATGATAAGTAATCTATAAGCAAGGTCGGCGGGCCATAAACCGCACATTGGTATTTGCAAGCCGTAAGTTGCATAAGGAGAATAAATGAGTTACGTAGACGCTTTCTATGATAGAGAGCAGGACGTTATCAATGTTGTTGAACGTGACGACAAAGGTAACAGACATTTCAAAGAATATCCCGCACGGCATATTTTCTATTACCCTGATCCAAAGGGCAAATATCTTTCAATTAAAGGTGAACCGTTAAGTCGTGTTACCAGCAAGAATGTTAAAGAACATCGTAAAGAACTTGCGATTCACAGCAACAAACGACTATTTGAAAGTGATATCAATCCAATTTATCGTTGTCTAGAAGACAACTATCTGAATGCTGATGCTCCAAAGCTAAATGTAGCTTGGTTCGACATTGAGGTTGACTTTGATCCAGAACGTGGCTACGCATCGCCAGAAGATGCATTTATGCCAATCACTGCGATTGCCGTTCAATTACAGTGGATGGACACTATGGTGTGTTTGGCGTTGCCTCCTAAAACATTATCAATGGAAGAAGCAACTAAGCAGGTTGCAGAATTTCCTAACACTATGTTGTTTGAAACAGAAGGCGAGATGCTAGACACGTTTCTCAACTTAATTGAAGATGCAGATGTGTTAAGCGGATGGAACAGCGAGGGCTTTGATATTCCCTACACCGTTAATCGTGTTACCAAAGTATTATCAAAAGAAGATACAAGACGTTTTTGTTTATGGAATCAATATCCTAAGAAACGTGAATACGAAAAATATGGCAAGAGCGCAGTTACATACGACTTAATTGGTCGTGTACACTTAGACTCGTTGGAACTATATAGAAAATACACCTATGAAGAACGCCATACCTATCGATTAGACGCTATTGGTGAAATGGAAATCGGTGAAAACAAAACAGTCTACGAAGGCACACTTGATCAATTATACAACAATGATTTCCGTAAGTTTATTGAGTACAACAGACAAGACTGTGCGTTGCTTGATAAGCTAGATAAGAAACTTAAATTCTTAGCTCTTGCTAACACACTGGCGCATGAATGTACTGTGTTGTTGCAGACAACCATGGGAGCTGTGGCAGTTACTGAACAGGCAATTATTAATGAATCACACCGCCGCGGACTTATTGTTCCTAATCGTGTACAACGTGATCCTAATGAAAGTAACCAAGCAGCAGGTGCGTATGTTGCTTATCCAAAGAAAGGTATCCACGAATGGATTGGTTCACTAGATATTAACTCACTGTATCCATCTGCGATTCGTGCATTAAACATGGGTCCAGAAACTATTGTTGGACAGTTACGTCAAGACGGTACCAAAGACTTTATTGCGGGTGAGATAGGCAAAGGAAAATCTTTTGCCAGTGCATGGGAAGGTGTGTTCGGTAGTTTGGAATATACTGCTGTAATGAATCGTGAAGTAGGACGAGAAATCACTATTGATTGGGAAGACGGTGGCCATGACACATTAAGTGCTGCTCAAGCCTACGATTTAATTTTTGAAAGTAATCAACCTTGGATGCTCAGTGCTAACGGCACTATCTTTACTTACGAAAAAGAAGGTATCATTCCCGGACTGTTAAAGCGTTGGTATGCAGAGCGTAAAGACATGCAGGCTAAATTAAAAGAATGTATCCAGGCAGGAAATAAAATTGAAGAAGAATATTGGGACAAACGTCAACTGGTTAAAAAGATTAACCTCAATAGCTTGTACGGTGCTATTCTTAACCCTGGTTGCAGGTTCTTTGATAATCGTATTGGCCAATCCACAACTCTTACCGGCAGAGCCGTTGCTCGTCATATGGCTGGGAAAGTAAATGAAATTATCACCGGAGAGAACGATCAC